AAAAAAATCTAAGCGTTTGGCGGTGTGTAACTGTGGCGGTGACTTGGTGCGACATGTGGCGTTGGCACTCCATGTCGGCACACTACCTCTCTGGTAATAATACGCTTCGCTTGCAGAGAGGTAGAAAATTCTCGTTTCCGATGGAACTATTCAGGACTCGTTATTTAACTAATAACAACAAATCGTATTATTAAATGGCAAGAATTTATTCCGCAGGAAAAAGTAGAAAAACTGTTACAGCTAAACAACGAATGTATACGAAGACTAGACCCAATCAACGGGCTAGAATAGGAACCGCAGTATTTGCAGCAAATCCTCCGAGACGCCAAGAAATCAAAGCTATAGATTACAGTTATACTGCTTCAGCAATAACCTCCACAGGTGGTGTTCTACTATTAAACGGAATGTCACTAGGCGACGGAACTAACGAACGAGAAGGCAAAGCAGTTCAATCAATGTTCGTAAAATTATCCATGGATGCATACAACAACGATGTTGTAGTAGGCGAAGGATATAGAATATTCTTGGTTTGGGATAAACAACCTAATGGAATAATCGCTACTTGGAGTGATATTTTCGTATCTGCTAACGTTAATACAATTCAACGTCAAGACACGAAACAACGATACACTGTTCTAAAGACTTGGAAAGGAGCTGTGTCAAATAATAACAACTCCGGACTGGCAGTTGCTGTAACCCCGTATAACCTATATGATGCAACAATTCCCATCAAGAAAATGTCAATGTACACCGGAACGGGATCAAGCATTGCATCGTTACAGCAAGGAGCACTTTATCTGTGTGCAATTAGTAGAAGTGGAAAAGTTAACTTAGTTGTTACTAGTCAGTTTGCGTTTATAGATGTTTAATAAATTTTTTTTGTTATAATAAATGTGTCCGATGGGCAGGAGCGCTTATATAAAGAGTAAACAACTTTTTGAGATATAGACGTCGGTTCTCGCTATCCCTATCAGTCGCGCATCCCCTCCCTCTGCCGCCGGCGCAACACATCGGGGGGGCCCCAAGCGCTTTGTGATGGGTCCCTCACCGCGATACCTCCTGCAGATAAGTTTTATAATTTGGAAATGTTTTTATTCAGATAATAATATTCTGCCCAGTTATTTTCTCGATAACGGTAAACCTTCTAAGGAGGGCTTCTTGAGTTTCGGCATCCGCCCAAATTTGCTCAATCGTGTATTGCGAAGTGACAAAAAACTTTTTTGGTCTAATTTTGAGTGATCCTCCTTTGTTTTCTCCAATGAATGGATAGCAATCGGCCCAGTGTTTAAGCTTTCCCCCAAGGGCGACATCGAACTTGTCGACGTCGTCGAGGAGTACAACATCCTCTCGTTGATATCCATCCCACCAGTTGTTTCGGGGCTTGGGGTACAAGGACGGATAGGCGTCAAGAACGGCTCTTGATTTTCCGGCACCGGAGAGACCGTAAATCCAGATCCCACAAGGAGCATCAAGTCGTTCAACGGACGGCATGAAATCCTTTTCAATACGTCGGATGGAGGAATAAAGTCGAACTCGAATGTCTGCGTCGATTGATTCAATGTCTCCAGACTTTGCAAAATCCCAAGCATTTTGGTAACGAGCTTGTTCCAACTCTCCCTTTTCAGCATTGGACAAAGGTTTATCTCCACGTTCATAGACGACTTCATTAGGAACGGGATCGCTGGGTCTAGTTTTTCGACAGTAGAGTTCATTTTGAGAGACAGACCCGAGGGCTGGGATAAGGTGGCTACCAGGAAGCCGTTGTAAAACTGTACGTTTACGCAACGGATTTCTAAACACGATGAAGCCCTGAAGATGCGGAGTTCCTGTAGTCGGAGCCACTTCTTCACCAGCGATAATGTATCTAGCGACAACAGCATCAAGGAACAATCGATAGTCATCAGGATAGTTGTTCCAGACGAAGACCCAGTTTCTGTATCTTCCGGTATCGTCGGGAGGGGCGGGTCTTCGGGATAAGGGAACGGGTGCGGGAACTGGGTTTGGAACATTTCCGGGTAGAGCATTTCCATTGTTTTGAGACATATTTATTAGGGGGGAACACCCTCCTTTTATATTAAACGACGGGTTCTGCGGCAGGTGAATGAGGACTGCGGCAGGTAAAAAAAATCTAAGCGTTTGGCGGTGTGTAACTGTGGCGGTGACTTGGTGCGACATGTGGCGTTGGCACTCCATGTCGGCACACTACCTCTCTGGTAATAATACGCTTCGCTTGCAGAGAGG